GCTAGATATGTTATGATGATGGTTTTAGAAAACCCGAACAGAGGTAACTACTATTTATATTGAGCAATACACAACTATATAAAGGAGATTGCTTAATTGAAAGTGATAAAATTGAAAGTGGTAGTGTTGATTTAATATTAACTGATTTACCTTATGGTAATATGAATACTGATGGAGGTAGAAAACTTGGGATTAATGGTTGGGATTTATCAATAGAACCTAAAAAGGTTTATGAGATTGCAAACCGAATATTAAGAAAGAACGGTAAAATGGTTTTATTTAGTCAAGAACCTTACACAACTAAATTAATAACGGAAGCAATACCAAACATACCCTTTAATTATAGAGCAACTTGGGAAAAGGATAACTTTGCAGTCGCTTTAGGTGCTAATAAAAATATGGTTTCTTTTACAGAAGATGTTTTAGTATTTAATAAGAGTGAAGATACAACCACAAACCCTATAAAAGAATACACAAACAAAATTAGAGCCTTTATAAATAAAAAGAACTATGATATTTATGAAGATTTTAAAAATGCTGGATTTAAAAAGTATGCTGTTTTAGATACGTTTAATAGTGATAAAGCGAGAAGATATAATTTTCACACTTTAGAAACCTATAACAATTTAATAGAATTGTATAGTATTAATAAAATGAAAGGTTTTATGAATTATGAAGATGCTTTTAAAATATATAAAGATTTTGAAGATAAAACATTAAGCACCTTTAACTTATGGCAAGGAAACAAATACAAATCTAATATATTAAAATATAAAAAAGATTATAACGGATATCATCCAACACAAAAACCCGTTTTATTATTAGAAGATTTAATAAAAACATTTAGCAATGAAAATAATTTAGTAGTAGATTTTACAATGGGTAGCGGTTCAACTGGTGTTGCTTGTAAAAATACCAATAGAGATTTTATAGGCATAGAACAAGATGAAAACTATTTTAACATAGCACAACAAAGAATTAAAGCAGCAGAATATAAATTGTTTTAAAACGTGTATATCAATATTAACAATTTAACGACTTATATATATGAAGCTTAAAATAAACATACCTGAAAAGCTAAGTGAGATTACTTTAGGTCAGTATCAAGATTGGTTAAAGGTTGCTGAGGGTAAAGAAATGACACCTTTCATACAGCAGAAAATGATTGAGATAT